AAGATGATATACCTACTGGCAATGCACCAATATATGATTTTCCAAAAGAGATTTAAAGGGAGTGTATTATAGACCCTGCAAGCATAGGATTATTATTAGCAGGTGCAACAAAGTGTGTTGATTACCTTAAACAAGGCATTGCACTAGGCAAAGATATATCTGAAATGTCATCTCAAGTTTCTACTTTTATGCAAAATAGTAGCGATATTGAGCATATGGAAAAAAGAGCCAAGAACCCTACTTTTTGGCAATCTATGTTTAACAGTCAGAATATAGAAAAGGTCGCTTTAGACAGCCTTATAGCTAAAAAGAAGATGCAAAAACACCGACAAGACCTAAAAAATATGATAATGATGTCATATGGGCAAGCAGGGTGGGAAGACTTTATTAAAACCGAAATTTCCATAAGAAAAAAACGAGCAGAGTTAGTCCATCGCAAGCAGGAGCAAATGGACAAGATAATTAATATTATTGCTATAATAGGCTTGGTAATAACTATAGTTGGATTTTTTGTTTTATTATTTTTTATATGGAAAGCAAATAAGGGCTAGTATGTTTATAAGAATTACGATTATAATATGGACACTTAGTTTTTTAGGGGGCTTTTATGTCGGATAAAAAAACATTAGATGTTAAAGTAGGCGAAAATAGTTTTGAATTAATACTGAGAATATTAGGTAATGAGTTTGTTGCTATCAGATTAGGTTCTACAAACTTTTCTGGCAAACTTATATTTGGTGGAGTTTTATTATTATTCTTTACCTTTATGATGTTAGAGGTTTTTGGCTTAAATGAGGTTTTGAAATGAGAGTGTACCCTGGGAAAATAGTCAATAAAATCAATGGTTTAGCATGAAACCTGCCTTTGTTTTACTATGTTATTTAGCAGGCAATCCATCTGGTATGCTTCATTTTGCAAACGTAAATAACTGTGATTATTTTAAAAAATATCTTAGTAATCAGACAATTAAGATAGGTGAAGAACAAAAAAACTATGATTGTTATTGTAAATTAGTTAAAGTAAACGAAAATATGAGGATATATTAGTTATGGCAAAACTAGAGCCAAAAACAAGCAAAGAGCATTTAGTCAATCTTTACAATAAGATAGAACATCTAGAAACTAACCATATTTACCATTTGCAAAAAGAGGTAAAGAAACTGAACTATGTTCTTTGGGCTATTGGTTTTATGGTTGCTACACAATTCATAGCTTTTGTTTTACAGAGGGTTCAATGGATATAGAAAGACTAAAAGAAGAAATAAAAGCTGATGAGGGCTACAAGAACGAAATTTATTTAGATCATCTTTCCCTAAAGACGCTAGGCGTGGGACATTTGATAAAAAAAACAGACCCAGAGTATGGTTTAGAAGTTGGTACTCATATAGATGATGAAAGAGTAAATGAACTTTTTGAACAAGATTTAAATACAACTATAGATGAATGTCTGCTTTTATATGATGACTTTTATGTATTACCAGAAGAAGCACAACTCATAATAGCGAATATGATGTTTAACTTAGGTAGACCAAGACTTTCAAGATTTCACAAAATGAAAAAGGCAGTTGATAATCGAGATTGGCAAGAAGCGTCAAATCAAATGAAAGATAGTAAATGGTATCGGCAAGTAACAAATAGAGCCGAAAGATTATGTGAAAGAATGGCAAGCATATGATACAAGCACTTATAGCACCTGCAACTAAATTACTTGGAAAGTTCATTGAGGACAAAGATACTAAGAATAAACTAGCCCACGAAATATCAACAATGGCTGAAAAACACGCTCAACAATTGGCTTTGGCACAAATAAAGGTTAATGAGCAGGAAGCAAAGGGGAACTGGTTTCAATCAAGTTGGCGACCTTTAATAGGTTGGATATGTGGTTTATCTTTAGCCATAAACTATCTGGTCAGCCCAATATGTGCAGGATTTGGTATTAATGTACCACAAGCAGATATGTCGGTTATGATGCCACTTTTATTAGGTATGCTTGGAATTGGTGGTTTAAGGTCATTTGAAAAGGTTAAGAAAGTAGATACAAAAAAGGGAGTTAGCAAATGAAAGACTTTTTTTTAAAAATTTGGGAAACTTTTGAAGATTTAAAAACATGGGTACAGATTTTAATATTTTGTGTTATCCTTATAGTAATTCATTCAACTGTATTACATTAAGAGGTAAAAATGAAACTCACAAAAAAACAAAAGAAGTTACCTAAAGGCTTGCAAATGGCAATTTTAAAAAGCCAGAAAAAAGGCAAGAAGAAAAAGAAAGGAAAATAAGATGCCCTATCATTATGGAAAAGGCTCAAATTCTAAGGGAATGAAAAAGAAGCCAAAAAAGAAAAAAAACAAAATGAGAAAGAAAAAGTAATTGGTTAAAGTTGCTTCTATTCAAAGGTTTACTAAAGATTTAACCTCAAGACAAAAAAAGACAATGAACCGACACGCTAGACATCATACTCTGAAGCATATGCAAGAGATGGCAAAAGATTTAAAAAAAGGGCGTACATTTCGTCAAGCCCATATTAGGGCAATGAGAAAAGTCGGAAAATGAGTGGCTTTACAACAACAGCCACTATTTCTGAGTTAATAGACAAAAGACCTATAACAAAACGCAGAGGTAAATCTAAAACACGTCTTAAACAGAGTTTTAAGGCTCGTCAGAAGATTTTAAAGATAAAGGGGTAGTCTAATACCCCCAAACCTCTTTCCTAGCTTTCTGCACTGTTAATTCTTTCCATATCCAGTTGTCTGGATTAGGAATGAGTGAATTTTTTACATCATCTAATGAATCAACAGTTTTCAAATAATTTCCCATAACTGTTAAAATATGTTCGCATATCTTCATAGGTTTTACATAATCATCTAAAGACATTTGCAAAAAATCTGCTTTTTTCATCTTACTTGCAGTTTTTAAATACCATAACATTTGTTTAGCATTAGTCGCTTTATGATATATAGATTGTTGCATTGCATGAGATATAGGCATATGTAATGGCATATTTTTAGAAGTTTTTATATCAATAAAAAAATCTTCTTTTGTCTTTTTATCTTCAAAATGAAAATCAGTATAACCTACAAATGGAATATCAAGAATATCAACTTCAACTTTTTTTTGATAATCTAGTAATTCCCATTTAAAAGCAAATTGCTGAAGATTATACCAACCAACCCATAATAAAGGGGTTAAATTTTCTCTTTCTTTTTCAATATTAGGGTCATTGAGATTTTTAACTTTTAAATCATATTCCTCAATCATTTTTTCCTCAGCTTCTTCAAAAGATAATCCTTGAATAATCATATGTAAGCCACTCTCTACTGCACTACCTCTTTCAGCTGATGCAGAAGTAGGAAACTCATATCCAAAAATTCTTCTTAAAGCCCATCGTTCTCTATAAAAAGCAAATTCGTTTAAATGGCTGAAAGATAAAGGCAATAAACTTTTATCGCCATTATCAAATTTTTTAAAATGTTCAATCATTATATTACCAAAGAGTATTGAGCATATGTTTTGCCATTATCAGTAATATTCACTGTTTTAATATCATGTTCTTTTCGTAGATCAAATATTCTAGCACTTAATCGCCAACAACCAAATTTATGGTATGCTTCAACTTGTGTGATTGTTTTTCCTTTTTTAAGATAATTTAATATTTGTAGATTTTGGGTTTTTTCTTGGCTCATAACTATTCCTTTCTATAAATGTTTTGCCAGTTCTCTTTCATTAACAACCTTTGTTCTGAGGTCATCTCTAAAAGATTTAAAGGTTTCAAACTTTATCTTAGCTTGATTCCTTTGTTTAAGTGTTCTGTGATATCTTTCACAGAAGTCCTTAAATTTCTCGTCAGAATAAATTAATCCATTTAATTCTGTCATATTTTTATAATTCTTTTGTTTTGTATAGTAAAGGGTTAGTTCGGCTATAACCATTTTTTCTTCTTTTTTCATTAATTCAACTGCAGTATCATAATTAGCATATCTTAATCCCAACATTTCTTGCTGATGTGATAATCTATTTGGGTCAAATTCTATTGTATAAATATCCATTATTTAACTTTCAATTTATTAAATTTAATACATTCACCTAAAACTATATTATGATAAGGTGGTAATTCTTTTGCTCTATAATATATTAATCGCATTTGGCATTCTTTTTTAGTTTCAAACTCCCAATTAAACATATGAGTGAAACATGCTTGTTTTGCTTCTTCATTTGCTATCCAAGCTGAACAAATTAATGCCATTGCTTTAAACATTTAATTCTTTCATATGTATTTTATGTTTCAAAATTAACTTCAATTTTTCATTTATCCCTTTGTTTTTATGAGCTTTATCATGGCAATTGCGACACAAGGGAAATAAATTATCAATCCTATTTAATCTATTACCTTTTACCCCACCCATGCCTTTTTGTTCGATATGGTGAATATCTACTGCTACTTCTTTGATACATAGCCAACATATGGGAACATCGCTTTCACAATATCCCCAATAGTCAGCAAATAACTTTTTGTAGTTTTTAGAGGTTTTCATCAAAAGCTTCACAAGCAAGTCTTGTTAATTCTTTAATATCACTTTTTGTGAATAAACCACTTTGCATAGAACGACCAGTTATGCCAGTAACAAACATTAATTTTTCTTGTCTATTAGAACTGATCTTTCCTGCACTACCAGAATTTGCAGGTACATCAGAATCATCATTTATAATTTCAATGCCAGATACGTTTGTATAAGGATTGCCATTATTAGATGTTTTTGTATTTATGATATTAAATTTAATTATATCGCCATGTTTTAATATTGGATTTAGTGTCGTTCCTCTGGTGTATAATCTTGTACCATCAATTAGATCAATCGCATAATTTGGTACATCGTCTTTGGTATTGTCAAAACATTTATCAACTTTACCAGTACTTTTATTTGTCATTTAAAACCTCCTTTTATTTGTTAATGACATTATAACCTCTACCCTCTAAACAATTATAAAGCATATCGGTTCTCGTTTTTGCTTTAGGGCTAAGCCATAACACTTTAAATCTCATTAAATTATAAAATGATTTGCCTTTATCCCAAAGGTAACTTGTATTATCTTCAACAATACTTTTACAAGTATGTAGGTCATCATGGTACCTATTCATGTCGCCTTTAATATTTGCTGAAGATTTTCCTCTACTATCTACAATTGGTGTAGTAGAACAACTTACAATAAAGCCTATAGCCACCAATAAAACGATAGTGGCTACAACTCTTTTAAATATTATAAAGCCAAAGTTTCTCTTTCTAAATCTGTTGGCTTCTTCCAAATGAAGTTTGAAATATTTATTCTTTAACATAATCTGGGTCTATTTCTTTGATATGTTCTGGATAAATTTTTCTTATCTTATCTGATATTTTCTTAATCTTTGCTTCTACATCATGTGCTTTGTTGTAAAGTAAATTAATCATATTAAGATAAACAATTAACTTTTCATTTTCTCTAATAAGATCAATCTCAAGATCAAACTTTGTTGGCTTACCCATGATTGTACACCTCCCAAACTTCATTCCAAGTTTGTGTAACCCATGTTTCAAGGTCATCTTCATTGCATACAAACTCATAACCTTTTTTTCTTAGTTCCTTAGCTTTACCTTGTGCTTCTTCTAAAGCTTCACTATTTCTACAAATGCTAGGAATTAAACAGTATAAAAACTTTGTCTCTAAATGCTCTTTATAGTTTACTCCACCCATGATTTTCCTCCCTTTAAATAATCATCAAATGCCCTTTTATCGTCAGCATTGGTAATTTTATTTACTTCTGATTGTTTTCTTTCTATCATTTCTTGAACCATAGTTTTAACAGTAGAATCAAATAATACCCCTACTGATTTTTCTATTCTTTGAAGTTCTTCAATATCAATTAATAAATCTTGCATATAATCCTCCCTATCTTGATTGGATATGTGCAGGCTTTTTGATATTAAATATAATATCGCTAAAGTGTTTAGGTATATAATGTAAATCTCTTTCAATACCTAGACCATAAGGAAGTTTCATTTCTTGAAGTTCATCTATTGAAACAAAGCCAAGTTCTGGATCAAATATATCACATAATCCATAAGCCATATTAGTTTCTGGATTAAGTTCAGATAAGTACCAAGTTCCTATACCAGTAGGATTGAATAACTTAACTTCTGCTTTGAAAGTTTTTGTACCATCTTGATTAAGATGATTTTTGATAAGTTTATCCCTTATCTTTTTTGTTAATAGTATCATTGTTAACCTCTCTATTATTATTATTATTATAAATCGCTAATGCGACACCACTATTATTACATAAAGCAACAATATCATCAACCATTAATACCCTAAAATAATGAGTAATTCTGCCGTTTTCTATAAGATCAAACTTTGTTATATCTTTAAAAGCCATATTCATAATTTACTCCTATCTAAGTAATGGACATGAACTAATTTCTTTTCAATTCTTTGTGCCATTTTGTAATCATTGTAACTAAGATCGCCTTTAATTGGCTCATCTCTACCACTAATTATACAACAATCTTTTTTAAATTTTTCAATTCCTTGTCGTAGAATATTTAATTCATTGCTACTAAACTTTTTGTAAACTGAACTCATTTTGTTCCTCCATTCTTTGTTTTCTAAAAGCTTCGTATAACTTTGTTACTGCAATACCTTTTTCATAAGTTGCTGAATCAATGGTTCCATCTAATGATGTATATTTCCAGTAAAACTTTGTAACCATTTCTAAATCAATATAAGTTTTTTTATAAACTTCACCAATTAGTTCATTTTTATAATAGACTTCATAGTCGCTAATACCTTTTAAAACATTATCTTGTCTTTCTTCTTTGGTATTATAGCCAACTGATGGTCGTCTTGAAACTATGTTTCCTCTCCACCACTCTTCAAAAAAACTATCCATTATTATCCTCCAATAAAAGTGAGTGCTATTAAGCACCCACCTTTTCTAATTGTGATTTATGAAAGACTGAAAATTTACGACCTGACATTTGAACTTTTTCAGAACCATCAGCTTGTTTTTTAAATTCTTCCATCGGTCTGATTAATTTAGCAACTGCTTTTGTATGTTTTGGAATTTTATAACCAAGATCAATAGCTTGATTAAAAGTCATAAAACCACCTTTTAAACCAGTAGCTTCTAATATCTCAATGTTTTTGCCTTGATAAGGTCTTTTTGTTTTTTCGTTATAATACATTTTTACTCCTATTATTATTAGTATTAATCATAACCTATTGTACAAGTTAGGTTATTTTAGGTCAACCGTTAAAATAAATAATTTGCAAAAAAAATAAATTTATTATAATATTTTATCGTTAATCATTGCTATTATTGTTCTTAAAAACGGAATACCTCAAAATAGTAGCATTACTCTAAAATTATTATTATTATTAGGGGTAAATTTCGGTTTGCCCCTTTTATGACTAAAGAATCAGATATACAAATAGCTGTTACTCAATATTTAAATTATTTATCTAGTATTTACCTTTTTAGGCATTTTCATATTCCTAACGAGGGCAAAAGATCAGTTTCATACAATGTTAAGTTAAAAAAAATGGGAGTTAAATCTGGAGCACCTGACATTTTAATTGAATATCCAGATGGAAAAATTTTATATATAGAACTTAAAAATGAAAAAGGTAGGCTTTCAGATTCTCAAAAAATATGGAAAATACAATCCTCAGCACTTAATACCCCTCATTTTGTTGTCAAAGGAAATATCAATAATTGTTTAAAAGAAGTTAAGGAAATTATACAAAAATATATTCCTAAAAGAACAGAACCAAAAAAATAATTTAGGTTTCAGTTGAAATTTATTTAATTTACTATTACAAGTGAAGAATAATAATAAATGGAGTAACTTATGTATATTGATGAAAATTCAAAACCAAAAGAAAAATTAAAAGCTTGGTATCTTTTTACAGATGATTTTATCGCAGGCACTCAACATCTTACAAATCAACAAATAGGTATTTATATTCGTTTACTTTGTTGGAATTGGAATAAAAGATGTTGTGGCATTCCTAATGATAAAGACATTTATTATAGGATAGGAAATTGCATAACAGATCAAGAGCGAGTTTCATGTGAAACAATAATCAAAGAATTTTTTGTTGAGGTTCAAGGCATATATCAAAATGAAAGACAACTTCAAGAATTTCTTTACATTACAAAGAGAATAGAAGCATCAAAAGAAAATGGAAAGTTAGGAGGTCGTCCTAAAAAACCTAGGTTAAACCCCCCTACCTCTACCCCTACCCCTACCATTACTGCTACTAGTAGTTATAAACAAGAAAATCTTTTTGATACTTTCTGGGAAAAAATAAAAAATAAAGTTGGAAAAGGTACAGCATTTAAAAATTATCTTAAATTAGAAAAAGAATGGTATTTTAAAGCAATAGATTTAGCAATGATGTATAATAAATATTATGATTCATTAGAAGATAAGAAATTTGCAAAATATCCTGCATTTTGGTTATCTGATAAACGATATTTAGATGAACCAGTAAAGAATGAAGATAATAAAGTTGACCCATACGTATTTCATTTAGATTTATTCTTAACTACGGTTAAAAGTCAAACTGTTAAACCTCATATAAGTCGCATTGCTCAGAAAAATATAGATCATGTCAAAAGAGCAATTAATGAAAATAAAATTACTAAAGATGATGCTATAAAGTATCTTGATATGGCTATGTGGTTATAGGAGGTTAATATGATAGATTATGAAGTAAGTTGGCGATGGTATAACAAATTAGAGCGTGAAACTTTTATAAGGCATATTGATGAAAATGAATATCCAACAAAAGAATCACAATTAATTGAAGTTATAAATGATGCAAAAGAATTTTTTAATCTTCAAGATGGAACAATAATAACTGTTAAAAAGCTTGATTAATAATGATTAATAATATAAAATTTACAATGAAGATTCCTTTCTTCGATAAAATATTGTTGAAAATTAAAAGGTGGTGTTTTGCGTAGCATCACCTTTTTTTATGGAGTAATATATGAATATTCAAGAAATAGAAATAGATAAATTAATACCTTATCATAATAATCCAAGAAAAAACCAAGCAGTTGATAAAGTTGCAAGTTCATTAGCTGAATTTGGTTTTCAACAACCAATAGTAGTTGATAAAAACCTAGTGGTTATCGTTGGTCATACTCGACTATTAGGAGCAAAAAAATTAAATTATAATAAAGTTCCAGTATTTATTGCTGATCTATCAGAAGAAAAGGCAAAAGCTTATAGAATAGCTGATAATCGTTTAGCAGAAGATGCATCATGGGATTTTGATTTTCTAAATATAGAATTGAATATGTTAAAAGAATCTAATTACGATATAACTAAATTAGGTTTTAATGATACTGAAATTGAAAGTATGTTGATGGAACAAGGTGAATTTGAGCCAAGTGATATTGACGATCAAGGCGACATAGATGAACCTGCAGAAAAATGTGAAGCTTGTGGACAAACATTACCAAAATAAAAGTCTTTATATTGATTATTGTTCACATAAAGTTGCTACATATTCTGTTCTTAGATGGCATTATTCAAGGCGAATGCCAAAGTCAAAGCTAGTAAAATTTGGTGTATGGGAATATGGTACATTTAAAGGTTCAGTAATATATGGATTAGGAGCAAATCCAAAATCTGGTGCATTTTTAAATATATCTAATTTTGAATGTCCAGAATTAGTGAGGGTAGCGTTAGATAAACATGATAATAATGTTTCTAAAATAGTCAGCTATACACTCAAAAAAATAA